TTTTGTCCTTCGCCATCCGTTGTTATGTCAAACTCGCCAGATAATATGTAAGATGGAATTGCTGTTTGCGTACCATCAACATTAACTTGATTTGTACCTGTTTCATGTTGGTAAAGTATTGAAGCACCATTTGAAACACCATTAACAGTTGGATATGTAGGAGCCTCAGATGCTTGATAATCCGTTGCAAAAGGTGCGGCATAAACTGTTGAACCTTCCCAAGTCGTTCTATCAAGTGAGCTTGTATACCAAACTTGTTCTGAAAAATTATAAGTAACGCATCTGTCAATTACCGTAGAATTAGTTGATGGATAAAACCAATTAACCTCTGAATATAATTCATTTATTCCTGCATATATAATTTCACCTGAGTTATAATTTAAACCTAAATCTCCAGCTCCATTATTTGTAAATACAAAGTCTTCCACTAAACAAGGTACTGATTTAACTGTACCATCGTAAACATAAAATCCTCCTGTTGCACCCATCCACCACATTGCACCATTAGCATATACAGCAGCGTGCTGACCAATAAGTCCTGCGTTAGATGCAACCTTACGAATACTAAATGTAAAAGGTGGTCCAACAAAATCCATTCTATAAGTTGCGGTATCTGTAAATACCATTATGTAGTCTTTACCTTTACAAGCACCTACGATTTTAGTTCCATCATCTAGTTGAAATGTTCCTGCTGTGTTTACTGAAGTTGGTGCATAAACATTGTAATCTTCTTGATTAGAAAATCTAATATACATTTTATCTTGTGTACCAGGATTTCCAATAATTGTTTCTGTACCTAAATGTATTAAATGTCTATCTCTATCAGATACAATAGACATTACTGATCTACTTGGCATGTTGTTATTTCTAACTGCTCTTGTAGTTAGTGCGTTTGTTGCAGAAGGATCCCAAGTAAAAGATCTACCATTATGAATGGTTGCAATTAAAACTTGACCCCAGTTATCTAACGACCAATTTGCAGGATCTAGTATAACAGTAGAAGATGTTGAATTTTGTCCCCAAGCTGTATAAAACTCTACCGAAGCTCCACTAGAATGAGAAGATCTTGTTCCCGCAACATCTCTGGTGATGTTATTTAAATTATTTCCAGTAATACCATTATAAGAAATAAATTCTGCTCCTACTTTTATAGTTCCAATATTAGGAAAATTAGTTGTTGAAGTTAATGTTATATCTGTTCCAGAACCTCCTGTTCCGTTAGTATCATCTAATAATGCTCCATTTAAAGTTGTAAGGACTCCAGAAGCTCCACCAAAACTAGCTGTTCCCCAACCATAACCATAAGTTTGATTTAAAGGTCCTACAGGTTCATATGGGTGAACATCTAAAGTACCATCGTTAGTTGCTCCTGTTCCTGTCTCCGCTGTTGGCATTTGAATAGTAAAGGTAGCTGCATTAGGTACTGTTTTAACTTCAAACAATACATCGTCAAAATCTGTCGCTGTGTAATCTGTATCAGGTGAAGTAAAAGAACCTGCGTTTGCAAAAGTAACTATATCTCCTGCTAATACATTGTGGTTACTTGTCGTTGTAATGGTTACTGTTGTTGATCCGTTGGTCGTTGTTATGTCTGACCCAGTAGAGTAATTGTCTGTCTGTAAAGGTGTAATGTCATAGAAAGCACCTTCGTAATAAATAATTAATAACTTATTTGTGCCAATGGCTGAATATTTTTTACCAGATAAGTCAGACCATACGTGTTGATCTCTAGCCGCACCTACTATAGATGCATAATTACCAGAAACTAGGTTTTTCCATCCACCTATTTTTTCTGGTTGACCATATCTAAATCTAACAAAGTCACCGTCAATCCATTGACCCATAGCATCAGATTCTGTGGCTTGTTTGTTAAACCCTGGTCTTATTTGTACTTTTGTTAATGGCATATGGGTATTGTACCATACGATTATTATTTATTAAATATAAGGTTTCCTATAATTAAATAGTTTAAATCTGAATGTTTTAATAAATTAATTGCATTATTAGGATGACCTGCTATAGGTTTTCCATTGTCGTTTAGTGAAGTGTTTAACAACATAGGCAGTCCTGTTAATTTTTCAAATTCATCTAATAATCTATAAAAAGAATCTTGATTGTCTTTGACAGTTTGTATTCTACTAGTGTTATCTATGTGTGAAATTGAATTAAAAATTTTATCTTTAAATTTTACACTATATAACATAAAAGGACTTTCACCTTCCCAATTAAAATATTCTTTAGTTTTGTTTAATTTTATGGAAGCTGCAAATGGTCTATAATCTTCTCTGTGTTTTACTTTTTCATTTATAATTGCTTTACCATTTTTAATTTCTGGACTCATTAAAATAGATCTATGGCCTAATGCTCGTGGTCCTATTTCTCCAAATCCTTGATACCACCCTATAATATTTCCTTGAGCTAGTAGCTCCGCAGTTTTTTTTATAACTTTATCTGATGCAACTTCTTTAGGGCAAGTATCTGATTGCCAAAAAGGAAAGTTATCAGTATTGAAATTTGGTTGTTTAAAATATTGTCTCATAAATTCTACGCATCCTAAACTTAAACCTTCATCCGCACAGTGAGGCGGAATAACTAAATTAGTAAATTTTTGTTTTAGTTTAGTGTTAATACATATATTTTGTGCAATACCACCAGAATAAGTAATAATGTTTTTTTCATTTGTTTCTTTTGTAAAAAAATCTAAATATACTTGTTCCATTCTATTATGAACAGTTTTTACAAAATCAATAATTTGATGCTGTGCTACTATTTTACTTCCAATCGAATCTACAAATAAATTTATGTCATATATATTTTTAGATTCTTCAAAACTATATTTAGATATAGAGTTTAAAAAAGATTTGTTTAATTTACCATAAGATTGTAAAGCCATTATTTTTCCAGCTAAATCAATTCCCATACCTTTAACATTTAAAAGTTTTGCACATTCATCAGATAAAAATTTTCCAAAAGAATAGACTTGATCTAGATCATAGTATTTATTTAATTTTTTATTTTTAAAAACGCTGCAAGATTTATACAGATCTCCGTAACCATCAAAAACAAAATCTATGTCTGAATTGTCTGCAAGCATCCATGAAGATAAACTATGTGCATAGTGATGATCTATTTTAAATATAGGACATTTTAAAGAATCAAATGGTTGAAATGGAATATTAATAGTTCTATATAATTCTTCTGGCTTGTCTTCTCCTAACCAAGGAAATTGATAGGTATCTAACACCAACCCAATAGCATCTATTTCATTTAATTTAAAATTTAATACTTTTGATGATTCTAACCAAGAAAAAATATCATTATACGCAAAATGTTTAATTTGATGCGTTCTTTCAGGTTTAAAATATTTACAAACTACACCATCTGTGTAAGTAATATTTGAATCATGCTCCCCTACACGTACTCCTAAAAATTTCATATAATATCTATGTTGCCGCTTATGGTTATTGAGTTATGTGATCTTTTAACCATATGACTTAAATAACTTGGGAATAATACCATTTCATTTTCTTTTACATCTGGAATGTAATAATGTTTTAAAAAATTATTTACATTTGTAGCATAAATTAAATCATGAGCTGGGTGTATGAAAACTGTTTGTGGTTTCTGTAATTTTTCATAAATAGTAAAAGAAAAATTTGAATTAGAATGCATATGTTTTTCTTGAAAATCATTGTCATAAATATTTCTCCATATGTCTGTTATTTTACAATCTTTAATATTTATATCTTTTAGACAATCTAAAATTTTACTTTTTAAATATTCATAGCCTGTTCTAGATATTTGATTATCACCTCCATAAGAAGATAAAGTATCACTTAACCAATTTTTTTTAAAGTTTGTGCTAATTAATTTAAGTTTTTTTGTATTTACGTTTTTAACCCATAAAGGTGTAGGAAATATTTGATGTAACATTATTTTATTTTATACCAAGAAGGTATAGTGTATCTTTTGTTTTTTAACAATGTGTTCACGCCATGTTTATGTAAATCACTTTCAAAAAATATACAACTAAATTTTTTCATCTTAAAAACTTGATCTCTAAAAATTAATTCTCCTCCTTCGTAATCATCATTTAAATATAAAAGAGAAGAATAGTTCATATCAGAGTTTCTCTGAGTCGTGTTTTTATCAATGTGCATCCTCATTGAATCTCCTGGTAACCAACGACAAATTCTCATTGAAGACCATAATTTAACTTTTGTTTGAAACAAATGATCTATAAAAAATATGTTTTTATTAGCATAATAATCCAATATACTAAGTATATTTGTATCTTTAATATGTTGGTAATGTATATTTCTATGTTTATGTTCTACTTCAAGATCGTCTGCTAAATAATCATTTTGATCAAAAAAATTAATTAAAATATTTGAATCTTTTTCATTTATAAAATTTTCTATGATGTAAAATAATGAATTGTTTTTTTCCATAAACGTATCCAAAAATTAGGATGATATTTTTTTTCAATAATTGTTTCTATTATTTCGCCTTCTTGTGAATTAAGTTCTTTATGTTCTTCAGGAACGTAATCGTTTATAGTTACAGCAATTTTAAATAAATGATTTGCAACTTGTTTTATTGATTTTCCTTTTAATTCTATATATGTTTTGTCTTTAATTGATTTAATTTCAACCTCACTAAAACAAATCCTGACATCTCCTGTTTCTTTATTCTGTATTATGTTCATGTTTATCTCCTTTAAATTTTGCATATGGACCATCTTTATCTACATAATGTAAAAATACCTGTATATGATAATCTCCATCATAAGGTTCTCTCCAATGTTCTACTTCACATCCATTATATATAACACCATCGCCTGGTTTTAAAATAAGTTTATCTTCACCCATAAATATTGGCCAACCTTCCTTATCAGAACCAAGAGATACCGTTACACTGATCTCACAAGAAGGTCTATCTTTATGTTTTGTTAATTCAGCTCCGAAAGTATAGCATCGCCAAAAAGAGTATGTTTCTAGTAACTTAATGTTAGTTTCTTTTTCTAATATTTCTTTTTTATTTTTTAAAATAACTTCCATTAAAGGATCTTTGTAGAAAAAAGTATCTCCACAGTTATTTTGAACTAAGTCAAAAGAATCAAAGTTAGTTTTGTGTTTATTAATACAATATTCCTTAATAAGATTTAATTCATTTTCATTTAATAAATTTTTAATTACTTTATATTTAAGTTTTGTTAGACTAACCATGATACTAAAACAAACCTCCTTCCTTCAGTTACTTTAGACACAGAGTGTGGATATAGAAAATTCGAAGGCCATAACACTATTCTACCAGGTTTAGGAGTAACGGTTAAAATTTTTTCTCCTTTTTGATCAGGATTATGAAAGCACAGCTCTCCTCCTTTATAATCATTATTTAAAAAATAAATAACGCTTATAGTTCTAGGATATTTTTCATGATGGTCAGTATGAGGTATATAAAAACCACCTGTTTCATATTTTAAAACATCTAAATTAAGTATTTTATGAGCACCTACGTTTGCGAAACTTTTTACATCGTTTTCATATCTTCTAAAATTATTAATAACTAGATGCCTAAAAAAATTAGCCCAATGAATACAACTAAGTGTGTTTAATGAATAAAGACTAAAGGTTTCAGTATTTCTCACTTCTTTATTTACAGTAGATGTTTCTTTAAAACCAACAATACCAGCATTTTCAAAAGTATTAATATTTATATATTTTAAAAAACTGCTGATTAATTTAATTGGTACTGTATCATCGTAAATTTTTATAAAATTTTTTAATTCCATGATTTTTTATTCCAAATAAGTTTTTTGTAATTATTCCAAATTAATTTTTTTCCTTCTAATAATCGAAGTATAAAACTTTTATTACTTTCTTTCATTTTCATTTTCCACTTTTCTCTTTTAAAAGGAAATACTTGTACATAAGGAGTTCCTCTTTTTATTGTCGTTTTCAAATTTGAGTATTTATCTCCATTAATAATTATTGGAAAATTAATGTTTGCATTAAAAGAATCTGTATCAACAATTCCTGAAATAATTTCAAACCTATCGTCATAGTTATTTAGTACATTTAAAAACAAACAAGAATAACCTGGTGGAGTTTTTATTATAAAAGGATTTAATATCTTATAATAAGGTAAATTTTTATTTTTATTATGGTAAGGACATTCGCTACCTAACTGTTGAGAAGAATGCACTTCAGGTTGAATAGTATTCAGATTTAAATTTAATTTTTCTAAATGAGATTTTGCTACATCATTTATACTAAAACGAAAAACAGAATCTGGTTTTTGTGTTTCTTTATTAATAAAATTATGGTCAATAAAAAAATCTTGTGGCATCTTTAAAAGATACCCTGAAGTCATAGCGTCTAAAAAAGGCATACAACTTTTTATAGTCCTAAATTGTTCGTTTGTTTTTAAATTTTTATACCATTCAGGTAAATTGAATTTAATGGGAATCGGAAAAATATCTTCTAATAAATCTTTTGTTCCTGTTGGATAAATAAATTCTATAGTATTATTCTTAAACATATAAAGCTAATGTATAGCTTATATTTTAATTCAAATCAACGTTTAAAAAGAACATACTGAGACAAAAACATTATTGTCTCTTAACACTTTACAAAAGTGAGTATGAGGGAATGTTAAAGATTCAATGTCCAAAGAATCAATAAAATTTTTACAGTTTTGTAAAGCTTCAGCTTTTGGATGATTTGTGTTTATGGTTTTTAAATAATCTTTGTATTGATTGTAATAGCTAGTAAATACTTCTTTACTTTGCTGACCAGGAAAACTAGAATCAACCCAACTAATTGCTCCATTTGTAACTTTTAACCATTTTGATCCATCAAAAAAACTATCATATTCTGCATCAGAAATTTCTACTACAT